GGAACATAATAGTAGAGCCACCTAATTCATAAGTTGGATCATACCCATGACCATCGTGTGGAGCAATTGAAACTGTTGCGGCGGCAAGTGAACCAACTCCACCAGAAACATCGGTAAATGTTAAATTAGCGTAAGTGTAATAATTTCCACGATTTTGTATAATTACATTTCTTACTTTTCCGCCGGAAACATTTGCTTTTAATATTGCACCAGTTCCATCTCCATCAATTGTAATGATATTCTGTACAGTACCATCAGTATAATTATTACCTGTATTTGTTACTGTTACAATATCAATTGATCCCGCTTCAGCCGCACCTCGTACAAATTTATTTGTGGAAACTGGCATCCAATCATCAGTCAAAAACTTTTGTTTTTGTAAAGATGTTAGAGTATACATGTACTTCCACTTATAAAAATCGGCAGTCTCAACATAAGGTTCTTCTAATGAAGTTGTTGATAATGTCAATTCCGGTTCTACTGTGGATGCTGTGCCAGTTGATACATTTGAAAGGCATTTAAAGACTTGGTCTTTTGTATTTAACACATAGAAATTTGTATTTGCTTCATATGTATTATATACTGTATTTGAAGTCCAATCATTTCTTGGAATAATAAGTGAGGCATTTTCAAATGATAATTGTTTAGCCAAAACACCGCGTTTATAGTAATCGTTTATAGAACTATCTGTTTCAGAAGGAGCACCCTCTACCTCCGTACCAGCATTCCATGGCAAGTGTCTACCAAAAAACGCATACAAATATGACTTTCTTTCGGCTGGCAAGTATGAGTTGGAGCCCAAGTCCAACAAGTTATAAACTTGTTGTGCCATCAATATTTTGAAATTTTTAGTTAAGAGTGCTGACATGTTTTTATTTATCTAACTTTTTGAATGGTTGCGCTCAAATTGCTGCCGTTTGATGTAAATATGCTACTTGCAAAAATAGTATTTGCATTTCTAGAATTCGCTCTAACTGTAGCCGTATAAACCAAATTAACAGTCGCTGAAGTTGATGTTACATTAATTATAGTGTCTAGTATAGCAAAAGAAGAATTGGTAACTTCTTTAATTGATACCGTATTACCAGTTGACAAATATATCGTATCGCCGTCTTGCAGGTCATTTATGAAGTTGACACTATTAGCCGCACCAAACAAGATGTTTGAGCCAGAAACAACATTAACTGTATTCTGCAATCTTTTGTGGACATTTGACAGAAGAATTAAATCGCCGACATTAACTGTAGATTGGAGATTTGCACTCGCATTTGTAGTAATAATTTTATTAGAACCATTGGCAATGTTGTAAGTGTCCGCAAGAGATGTGATTGTTATAAAAGATGAAGTGTTAACCTGCGTCAGCATTTCTTCATTATCATCAATTTTAGTAATAAAAGTTTTTGTTCCAACTGGATGAACAATATCGTTTAGTGGCTTCTTAAACTTAGAATAGTCGGTTTGTGACTTAATGATGTATGAAAAGTTATGATATTTTTCGCCGTCTTGTAACTTCTTATCCGCACTAATTTGTCCATCAGTATTCAAGTAAATACCAGGATAACGAATCAACCCATTTTCAAAGTTTGCTGTAGCTTTTGCGTTACCATCACCATAGAATAACGATGACGTTACATTTCCACTAACTATACCATCATCCGACTTGATAGTTTTACTGGCGTCAAATACGCCGCGATAATTAAAAATTCTCAAAGTCGTAGTGCCTGTATCGTATGAATCCACCGTAGCACTAAATGTTGAAGTAGAGTTTGATGTGCCCTGATATACTGACGTATTTGAAACGAATAGCTGACCTGATGTTACGCTGTTCAAAACTAAATCTGCATTTCTTAAAGAAACTGATGGTGCTTCAACATAATCATAACCATAACTAATAACTCTCAATGATGTTATAGCACCAATTCTTGATGTTGTCAATCCGTATTGTTCACCATCACCTGTTATTTGTGCAACCGTCAAATTAGCACTCGTACCAGAAACTGATTGAACAGTAATAGTTGGTAATGAATCTCTTGTGTATCCTTCTCCACCAATAACAAAAGCATTTGAAGAATGATTATTAATGGTAACTGAAGTAATTACTCCAGATGAAACATTCACAAATCCATTTGCACCATATCCCGATCCGCCAGTAAAAATTAAAATGTCGCCGTTAGCATATCCAGTACCACCACTGTTGACCGTTATTCTTCCAAGTGAACCGATCCTGTACAAATCGTTTCTAAGAATTTTATAAACCGATACATTTATTAGGTCGTTAGGAAATGCTTCAGCAAAATATAAATTATTTGTATCAACATAAGAAACTTCACGAATTGCTTCAAATTTGTTATTGATAAACAATCTAACATAATCACCAGTTTCAAAAGAAACTGTTAAGTCTTGTGTTGTATCATTTATTAGTGAAGTTCCTTTTACGATTGTACGAGTGTTACAAACTAAAATATCATCATAGCTTTCATTATATAAACTATAAGTTTCAACTGTTGGCTTATCACGATATCCACCACCAGAACCATCTACAGTAACAAAAGAAATTGGAAAAACAGTAAAAGCGGAATATGTCATTACATTTGCTACGGTGACATTTTCAACGTTTGCAATATTTGGTCTTATTGAATTTAGTGTCGCAACAGACATGTTAGATACATTTATCAATCTTGATATTGTGGTGTCCAACAAATTAATAGATGCTTTAGCTTCTGTGCCAAAAGCAACGTTTGCAAATCCACCCTTAAAGTCAATGATTGATGAATTTAAATTTATCACAGGATCTCTGAAGCCAAAGCCACCTTTTTCAACGATGATATCCGTGATACCGCCTTTTGTTACTGCTCCGACATATGCAATGGCTCCAATTGGAGTATTCGCAACAGGATTCAATCCACCAACAATACTAACTGGATCGCCATCATATCCAGTTTCAGTATCAAATGCACTATAAAAAAGTCCTCTATTTGTAGGATTAATTTTTATCTCGGATAGTGCGCCAATCAAGCGACCAGTAACAGTAACATTCAGACCAGTATCTTCATCAACATATGTTGCAGTTACATTTTCGCCAGTTGTAAACAGTCTTTGAACATTTGAAACATAAATTTCCGTATATGTAATACCAAGCTGACGGTCAACAGATTGAATTACTTTTTCAACAAGCGCAGTAGCTTTTGATTTTTGACCAGTGATTAGAGTTTTTGCAATGTTGAAAATATTGTTATCATTGGTATCAATTCTAAGTGCTAAAGGCAATACCCATTTACCATCAGATGCTTTTAGAATATCGTCTTTTGGATAGTAGATATCAATATTTTCATTGTACAATGCCCTAAAAAGAAACTTGACGGATTCTTGTGTTCCGCTGGATCTATAAAATTGAGTGACTAGTTTTAGAAATAGTCTTTTGTCGGTTACAATATCTTGAGGAAAATAAGGAGCCAAGTCCTTCTTTAGTTGTTCAATGTAGTAGTCATCGGAACTATCAATATCATTTGCATTACGCAATGCATCAATTTCATAGGAAACGCTATTTGTAGTTTCCAGCCATTCATAGTATTTCTCTAAGAATGTGACAAATTTTGGATAGTCACTTCTTACGAAATCTGGTAACTGTGAAGATACCAGGTTTGATGTGCGAACATTTTCCATTAAATTGTAGTAGTCTTAACAGTAACGCTGGTAGGATCATCTGCATCCAGAACAAGCATTTTATTTAATTTTGATTGAATGATACTAATCTTTGGCTTAATGTGTACCATGATATCGCCGAAGTCATTGTTAACTGCTGTTGGATTAAAATTACTGATTGTTATTTTACCCATTAAATAGTCAATAACTCCAGTCACACCATTGTTTTTATTTTTGTTCAAAATAACTTTGGTACTTTGACTACTGATTTCATCCGGCTTGAAGTATGAAATTCTGATTTGTCCATAACGACCTTCAAGCACAGCCAAGCCTGCACCTAATGATCCACCGCCGCCTGTGATTTGAACGGCGGCTGTAGTGTACCCAATGCCTGGATTTGTGACAGTAATTTTGTTTATTTTTCCATTCACTATTTCTGCAACTGCTAATGCACCTTCTCCGTCACCAACAATGGTAACTTTTGGTGTTGATGTGTAATTGAAACCTGGATTACTTACCGTTACTGATTCTAGTCCAGAAAACGATGATGGAACTTCTTCAAAGAAACACTGGCGAGAAACTCCAATTTCATCTGTCATTGTGAAATCTGGTGTTGAGTAGAAGTTATCGTTTGTTGTTCCTCTACCCAATTCAAATCCAAAATCAAGAATATATGTATCGGAATTAATCAAATCTGGTCTGAATTTTTTAGCAACAAACAAACTTATTTCGTTGGATATAATTGACCTATCAAAATTATCAATCGCAGTTTCAAGACCAGAAAATCTAAAATAAGTATTGAATTGATTCAAATTCGTAGAAGTATAATTTTTAATTAAAGTTGTTATTGCACTTTTCAATTCAGAATCGTTTAATGACAATTTAGATTTATTATAGAAAACGTTTGCTTCAACTTTTAGATAATTGTAGTCAATATCAACAATTTCTGGTGTAATTGTCAACATACTGATTGGCTTCAATATGGTATTTTTTACAAAGTCTTTTTCAGTATCAGATACTTCAAAACCTAATTTTGGTTTGGCTGACACGAAAACTTTACCATAAACTGGTGGATCATTTTCTTCTCCACCCCATACATTCACCGCTTCAAAAGTTGGATAGTTTTGTTGAATTAACTTGATGTAATCATTTTTGGTCACAGCACGATTCTGTGATAGTAGAGCAAGAGGTGCGGCAAATTTAATTGAATCTACTGATTCTCTGGTGACACCACCAGCAGCCGCAGTAATTGAATTTACAGAAATTAAACTAAATCCACCAACTGTCGCGGAAGAAACAAAACTGTTTGCCTTGTTTGATGCATCTGCACCGGTAATCAAATATTCTAAGGTGATTACACCACCATCCGGTATCTTTTTACCTAAAGTGTCATCACCAAAGTAAACTTCGTATTGTCCGTTTTTACCTTCTTGTAGGTAATAAACTTCCGATGTTGAATCTACGGTAAGTGCATTCGTAGACAAATCATAAACAACAGTTTCGGTATTTGAAGATGATTGCTTTACAGAAACTTTTAAAGTTGTTGTATCAATGTTTGCATCTGGTATTGTAAATAGTTGTTTTGGGTTGGAAAAATAACTGTTGGTATAAGAGTATGAAACTAGTTGACCTTGGTAGATTGGAACATTTGTGAAAACAAAATTGTTTGCTGTTTTGGAAACTGTTGTAGATTCTACGGTAACAAACTTGTATGATACACCATCTAATTGTGAAGACGAAAATGCATAACCTCTAGGCAGAGTTAATGAGCCCGGAGTAGAATTTGTTGTTTGAATAGTTACATTAACAATTGCTCTTGGCGCTCTAGCTGAACGTGGTGTATATCCAACTCGTTTTGCATGTGAAACAACTGAGTTTCTAAGAGAAGCACTATCTAAGAATGCTTCGTTGGCAATCATATTTAAGTAATATGCATTGTAGTGAGTGTTGTATGCTAGAATGTCCAATAGAACACTTAAGCCAGAACCTTCAAAATCATAATCTTGAAATTCGGTTTGTTGTCTTAGGAAATTTCTAAGATTAGTTTTGATAGAATCAAAATCTAATTCGGTTACATTTAAACGGTCCGCCATCTTATCTGTCTCGTTGTAAGAAGAAGTTTATTGTTATTGGGTCTGTTCTATTGACTATCAAAAATGTCATACCGATACTGTAAGAATTGTTTTCATAATTTGGCGAAACAGCAACGCTTTTTACGATAACTCTTGGCTCATAATTTTCTAGTGTTTGAACAATCTCACGCTTCAGAGCGGAAGATGTAATGGAATCCATGTTTTCAAATAGCAAGTTCCGAACACCGGATCCCAACTGAGGCTGGAAAGGTCTTTCGTACCGAGAAGTTGAAATCAAATTCTTAACCGAATTGATTACCGCCATCTCGTCAACGTGCTTATTCACATCCTTCTTTATAGGATGGGCTGTGAAAGACAAGTCCAAGTCTTTGTATTTTCTAGTTGTTGCGCTTACTACTGTGGCCATGCTTTATTTATCTTAGTTACCTAGACGTTATCTTTATACCTGTCTGTGCCTATCAAATTATTCACCAAATAAGTCTGCGTATTTCCGAGTTTAGTCAAACGACTAACTTTATTGTAATCGGTCATTACAATTTGGCCATTTCTATAGAAATTAAAATCGTGGTCTTTTCTGGTTGTGACTAAATTGTTTGCTGTGTTAATGTGGGATAATATTGCGGTTGCTTGACTTAATGTTATGTTTGATGTTGTTACTGGGCGAATGCTGGCATTCAATGTGCTTAAATCGGAAAGAAAAACTGTTAAGTTTGCGATTAAATCATCACCAACAAACAAACTGGTCATACTACCCAACAATGGCGTAGAATTTTGTACAGAATCTGATTGATTTGTCAATAACAACAATTGCTGTCCCAAGTTTACTGCTTTGTTATAGTCTGGGTAATCAATATCAGTCCCTGCCGTTTTTCTAGAATTAGTGACTCCGGATACATTAGATGTATGAGATATGAATTTTTGAAATTCAATAATTGTACTGTTAACATTGGATGATAATGTAATCATTACATCGTTTGCTGACAAAGAATCATATGTTGTTATAGTATTTACCACAGCAATTATCGTATTCACATTTGCCATTATTTGATTGCAAATATTCAAAACAGGATTCTTATAGTAATCTGTCAGTTGAATATTTCCATTAGCAATATCATTTAGTTGCCAAGTTTCTAATTTAACTGGCGCAGTATTTAAATAAGTTTTAACTTTATCCGGCAAAGTTAAAGAATCACCAAATTTGGTGCTATCAAAATCATAACCCAATCTACCAAAAATGCTACTCATTTTATCTCCATATCAAAGCATAGGTTCTAGCGGTTCGCTAGTAATTCCATGAACACCAGTGTGTTGATGGAAGTTGTAAATATCTCTCATCATTTGCATTGGCCCAAGCACGTCGGTAACTATGACGCCTGCGACCAAAGGAGCTTCAACAGAAACGCCAGCAAAAACTGTTGTACCTGCCGATATGAAACCCTCCGGTGCAGTAATGCAATATGGTATAGCTACTGGAAAACCTACAGCAAGACCGCCAGTTTCAGATACAAATCCTAGTGGACCAGCATTAACTTGTTTGCCGGCATTTACTTTTGTTTTTGCTGTCACCATATCGGCTTCAATAGAACCAGCAACAACTAAATCACCCTGTATATAGGTGTGGTCACCATTTGATATAGACAATTTTCCTGTTGCTGGATCTCCACAACCAATAGACATATCTCCATCAGAAAGAATCTTTGCTTTCTTCTTAAAGTTTTGAGTAACATTACCACGAACTTCTTGGACTAAATCTCCATCAATTCTCTCATACTTGTTACCCTTAACATGCACGACCGAATCACCCTCTATTGTAACATTACACACGCCTTTAATCAATACCCTATTTTTACCAAGAACAATTTCATAATTGTCTCGCTGTATTTTTGTTGTCATGTCACCATTTGAATGCATTTCAAAGAATGAACCAACTCCGTTATTTTTTGCACCACCGTGTTGTAGACGAATTCTTTCCCGACCGAGTGTATCATCCATTTCAAATAGATGACCAGATTCAGTCATCATAACTTTGTTATGTGGATAAGTTGGTGGATTTTCAATGCTGGCCTCGGACTCCCTTTCGGTCCAAGATTCATCATTGGCTGGTTTGTTTAATTCATCGGGATTTTCTAGGGTATCTGCCATAATTTAAGCCATTTGTAAATTAGAACTGCTATTTTGTATATCAGTTACTGTATTTGAAGATGCATTATTTAACGCCGTGGCCGATAGATAGCCGGTAACTAAATCTCCAGCTTTAGTAATATCAGCCGCAGAAGCTGGTGAAGTAAAAGCAGCCACAATAGCGACCGGCGCTTGGACAACTTCAATACCAGCCTGAACAGTTGATTTGGCAGTATCTACAATTTCACCAAATACACTCATGGCTTCTGTTATTCCAGATTCAGTATTATCACCAACACCGCCAGAAAGAGAAAATAAATCTGCTATTCCGGTCTTTAAAGATGCGTACAATTCAGCTAAACAATCCTTGAGAAAGGCTAATAATTTTTTAGGTAATGTTAATATCCAATCAATCATAGCACGAACTCTTTTTGCAAAATCTACAATCACTTTTGTCCAGTCACGTATTTCTTCTATGATAGATTGTATGAATTTTAAATCTCTCAATAATCCTTTTGCAATCTCAATAAATCTAGCCACTATTCCATCTGGTGAATTTCCTAATGCATCTAAAATTGCTCTTACT